CAAATGGGAAATAACAATCGCTCAACAGACCGTATCTGGTTTGATCCTTTCACATTCGCTAATGACATATCAAAGGGCGCTATCGGCTTTGATCATGTGCTTCAACGGATCGCAGAAGCAAACGAATATCTACCTAAGATTCCAGCATATCCACCATACAATGTCAAAAAGATTGACGATGAACACTACACCATTGAGATGGCTGTGGCAGGATTCGGTAAGCATAATCTTGACATTGAACTGAAAGATGGCGTGTTAACGATTACAGGCAATACTGAAACCGAAGAAGGCGATTACCTTCACAAGGGTATTGCTAATCGTGCTTTTACTAGAAAGTTTACCATCGCAGATTCAGTGGAGGTCAAGAATGCGGAACTTGCTAACGGTATGCTCAAAATCTTTCTTGAACGCTTTATTCCAGAGGAGAAGAAGCCAAAGAAGATCGACATCATGGATCCGTTCGGCATCCAGGAGACGACGAAGCAACTACTCACGGAAGGTACCAAGGTCTGGGCTGAAGGACTACAGAAAGTCGCTGAAACGATGACCCCTAAATAAGAATAACACGGTAGGGACCTCTGATTTCAAGTCCCTACCTTCTCTTTATGAGGATATATTATGCAACTCGTGATTGAAAAACCTGTAACAGTTATTACTCCTACAGTTGGCTCTCCCAAACTATTAGATGCTATTGAGTCGGTCAAGAATCAGACCTATAAGTGTAAGCATCTTGTTGTTATTGATGGTTTTGAGCATCAACAAAAACTATGGGATATGAAAAGTGGTGAAACAAAATATGAAGTAGATTTTGTCGTTACACCAGAGAACACTGGTATGACTGGAGGTAACTTCTATGGTCATCGTATCTATGCTGCCTATCCACATCTAATCAACTCAGATTACATTCTCTTCCTTGATGAAGACAACTGGTATGAACCAGATCATGTCGCCTCACTAATCGAAACAATCGAGAAGAAAAATCTAGATTTCTCCTACTCACTTCGCAAGATTTTCTCACCTGATAAAAAGTACCTTTGTGATGATAACTGTGAGAGTCTTGGGAAGTGGGAAATCTTCATGTCTCGTCATTCACCACACGGCAAGCAGTATCTAATTGATACATCATCTTTTTGCTTTAGAAGAGAGTTTATTCAGAAAACTTGTCATTTCTGGCATACAGGATGGGGTGGTGATAGACATTACTTTTACAATGTGAAAGAACAGGCTAAGTATGATACTAACGGTAAGCATACACTTTGCTATCGTCTAGATGGTAATCCTAACTCCGTTACAAAAGAATTTTTCATTGAAGGTAACAAGACACAAGATGCATATTATGCAGGGAGATATCCATGGGTAAAGATTTAATTGTAGGTGTCGTAGATAACTATGACTGGGATAAGATTAAGTATTGGGCCAACTCTATAGATCAATCGGGTTTTGATGGTCACAAGGCTCTTATTGTATATAATATGGACAAGAATACGGCACAAAAACTGACAGAGAAGCAGTTCATGTTGATTGGTTGTAGTCAATATGATGAGGAAAAAGGATTCGTGTTTGTAGGAAATACCAATATTATGGTTGATCGTTTTCTACATATTCAAAACTTTTTGGCCATGTTAGATAAACCTATGGATGTAAATAGAGTAATTATAACTGACGTAAGAGACGTTGTATTTCAGAAGAATCCTACAGAATGGTTAGACAAAAATTATTTAAAAAGTTTTGATATTGTAGTAGGTTCTGAAAACATGACATATGATAATGAACCTTGGGGAAAGAATAATCTGGCGAAATCGTTTGGTGAATATTTCTTAGAACGTAAGAGAGAACATCCAATATATTGTGCTGGTGTAATCGCCGGCGACCTTGATAGTATCAAGGACTTTTGCTTAAATCTTTGGTTGATTTGTCGTGGTCTAAATCCTTGGGTGGAAGGTGGAGGTGGTCCTGATCAGGCTGCTATGAATATCATGATCGATCTTGAAGCCTATCATTTCTCCACATTGTTTACTGACCCTTCGAGTGGATGGGTGCTTCACTCAGGAACATCTATGCCTGCAATTAAAGCAGGTTCAGGTGGTATTGGTGAGGAGTATATAAGAAATCCCAACATGGAAATAAAGTTTATCGAAGATAACAACTATAGTGTAGTGGATGACAGCATACATATTAATGATAACATGGTGACGATATTACACCAATGGGATAGAGTTCCTGATTGGAAGAAAATGGTTGAGGCGAAATATGGAAACAGTTAAACTAAAGTATGGTAAGTGGTCAACCTACAACGATCCCAGAACAAACGAACGACAGGCGGAACTGCCTGTCTCATTCTGGTTCATTGAAAAGTTTAATAATGATGTTATTGAAATTGGCGAGGTAACCGATTTCTATAAACCTGCCACACATACAGTATATGATCTGGTCAAAGAGAGAGAATCTACCATTCAAAAAGATGCCTTTGATGTTGATTACAAAGGTAAGAATGTTCTATCCATTAGCACGGTAGAACATGTCGATAGCGGTGACTATGGTAATCCTGCTGACAAACATAGAGCAGTTGACCTAATTAAAAAGATCATTGATGAATCGGATAACTATCTGATAAGTTTTCCTGTTGGTGCCAATAGAAGAATGGAAGACGATATCATTGAAAAAGGTTACAGATATATACTTCTAGAACGAAACGAACAAAATTTTTGGCGACAGGCAAATCATACTGATTTTAACAAATATGAGTATAATTATCCACACTATGCTGGTAATGCTATTGCGGTGTTGACAAACTTAGATATAAAAATTGAATTTGAAAGGCCTGACATGACAGAAGAAGACTTTATGACGATTGAACAACTTGGTGATAAGTGGCCGTATGATTGGGTATCCACCCGTGGACTCGCACCTTACATCAAAAGGCTTGATGATAATGTGGTAGGCCTAGAGATAGGTACTTGTCGTGCTGAATCGACCGCTTATCTTTTAGATAAGTGTCCTAATATCACCAAACTTTATACAGTAGACCCATATAAGGCATATCAGGATTGGATTGGTGAAATCAACCAGGAAATCATTGATAAGTTTATGATGATTGCACAAGAGAATGTTAAGCCTTTCGGTGATCGTGTTCAAATGATTCGTGAAACATCATTAGATGCTGCTACTAAAATCAGAACAATCTTGAATACAGAAGATGAAACTCCTTTTGACTTTATCTTTGTTGATGGTGACCATTCATATGAAGCAACTCTGGCCGACTGTGAAGCATATTACCCTCTACTAAAGAAGGGTGGATTCTTTTGTGGTCATGACTATCAGAGTCTAGATACTGTCCGCCGTGCTGTTGATGATTTCAGAGATATTAACAAGATTACTGCACCACTGAACCTTTCTCTAAACTCAGCATTCTTTTGGTATAAGTGATGAACAAGCCTCCTCTTAGGTTAGGTTTCTCTAGCACGTTTAAAACGGCAGAACTGTTTTTTACGAACGTTCTCGGTAAGTATTATGATGTTGTTATTGATAATGACAATCCAAAATATCTAATCTTTGGTGATGGTAACTTTGGTTACGAGCATAACAAGTTTAATGGACGTGCCAAGAAAATCTTCTATACCGGAGAAAATGTTAGGCCTTCTTATGATACATATCAGAATGCTATAACATTTGATTTTGAAAACAGTTCTAGACATTACCGTTTACCACTTTATGTGATTGATATGTGGAGTGCGGTTCATTATGAGAACTGGACTAAAGATTATCTACAGATACACAACCGTGATCTAGGTGATCCTGAGGAGAACTGGAACAGAAAGTTCTGTTCATATGTTCAATCTAATCCTACATCGTCAGTTAGGAACAACTTTTTTCCTAGGTTGTGTGAATATAAGAATGTTGATGCGGCTGGGCCACATATGAATAACATAGGTTATGTTATACCTAGAGATAAATTAGAATACAAAATCGACTTTCTGAAACAGTATAAGTTTAACATGGCATTTGAGAATGCTAGTTACCCTGGGTATGTGACCGAGAAAATACTAAATGCATTCCAGTCAAACACAGTTCCTATCTACTGGGGTTCTGATAATCTGGTTCATAGGGACTTTAACAAAAAGTCTTTTATAAACTGCCAGGATTTTGAAACATTCTCTCAGGTGATTAGATATATCAAACACCTTGATTCGAATGAAGGTAAAACTGAATATATGGACATGCTATATGCAAACGTGTTCAATGATAATGTTCCTAATTGCTACACAGATTTGCATAACTTTTATGTTTGGTGGAATGAATTTGTTTATGAGGGTTAAATGTCAAAAGTTCTATTTGTAGTTCATCGTTATGCTCCTTTCCCAGGAGGTTCTGAGTATTACGTTCAGAATATGGCCGAGGAGATGCTAACACGCAGACATGGTGTTACCGTATTAGCACACGAACATCAAGGTAATTACAATGATGTTACCGTTTCTAATGATTACAATACAATACTAAATCAAAAGTGGGACCTGATTATTGTTCATGGTGGTGATGTTATATCACAGAACATAATACATATCAATGCCGACAAACTACAGTCGCCGGTTCTTTATCTGATCGTCAAGCCTAGTGATAGTGAGGTCTGTGTTCAAGGACTAAAACAACATCGCTTCCTCGGCTACTCTACCACTATGGATGTAGAACATCTTAAGAAGCACGATGTATTACACAAAGGTCGCCGTGTTCGTCATGGTATTGTTGCTGATCAACACATTAGACAGAAGAACACAGATAAGACCATCTTCATCTCCGCTGGTGGATTCTGGCCACACAAGGCGATGACTCCACTGGCTGATGCTTTTGAACATGCTAACATTCCTAATGCAGAGTTACATCTATATGGATATGGTGAAAAGCATCTAATGCCTAAAGAAACAGATAAGGTAAAATGTTTCTATGGTAAGAGTAAGACAGACGTTTTGCTTTCCATTAGTGCGGCAGATGCCTACATTATGAACTCTTATGAGGAAGGATTCGGATTAGTTCTGTTGGAAGCAATGATGAATAAGACTCCATGGTATGCAAGAAACATTGCCGGTGCTAAAGATATGTGCTATCATGGTACTGTTTATGATACGGAAAAACAACTAATGGAACTTCTTCGCAATCATACACGAAATGAAAAGAAGATTGAAGATGCATATAACTATGTCATGTGTAATCATACCATACAAGATACATGTAATGATATAGATGATATTCTAATGGAGACATTAAGATGAAAGTAACAGTGATTGGTGCGGGAGGCCATGTTGGTCTTCCGTTTTCTCTTGTGGTGGCTGACGCAGGACATAAAGTTGTTGGTGTAGATTTGAATGAAGAACTTATTCTTGATTTGAACGAAGGTAATGTTCCTTATGTTGAACATGGTGCCGCAGAACTTCTAGCAAAGCATCTGAAGACTGAAAACATATTTTTCACAACCAATCCGTCATTCATCAAAGAAAGCGATGTGGTTGCTATCATGCTTGGCACACCTGTTGATGAAGAAAATAATCCACGACTAGATGATTTGTTTGACTTTGTTGATAACACGCTATGTCCTTTTCTGAAAGAAGGTACATTGGTTATTCTAAGGTCAACAGTATCACCTGGTACCACAGAAATTCTTCGTGACCATATTGAATGGAAAACAAATCTAAAAGAGGGTGATAATTTTTATCTAACATTTGTGCCTGAAAGAGTTCTACAGACAAAGGGCATTGATGAGACTGCCAATCTACCAGCATTGGTTGGAGCA